ACAAGCTATCCATTACAGTAGCAATTTTATCCTTTTCAGTAAGAGCCTGTTCCTTATGGTCGAAGCAATCCTTGACCATATCCACAAGGGCAGATTTTTCTGCACAGTCTTTGAGAAGAGAGCAACTGTCCAAAGCAGACTGAATACGCTCTTCTTCTTTACCTGTACCCTCCAAAGCCTTAAACACACCAGAACTAAAAGTATTCTGGCTATCAAGCTGTTTGCCCTTGAAAATGTAAGAAAACAAACCTGTTCTCATTTGTTTCATACCTCCAATAATGCTATCAATCACAGCAACGCTAGAGCCTCCACGCCCAGCTCTTGTAATTGCGACATGATTCACTTCCGTAATCTCGTCGAGAATAATATCGTAGCCAACTTCATCTGGATTAGCTACCCAATGCTTCTTGCAAGTATAACCGACTGAAACTTGCTTATACCTAAGATAGTAGTTGTATAAGTCTTTTGTGTAGAAAGTAATTCCAGTTTCAAGTCCAATCTCACCAGCACTCTCTCCATCAAGAGCAACAACATCGACAGAGTTGTCTGTAACTCCGCCTAAAAGCTCTTTAATATTATCTGGTGTTACCCAATCAACAGGGTGTTCTTGCACAGCAGGTAAAGCTCTAAACAGCTCTTTAGCTTTAACAATGACATGAGCTGGTCGGTACTCTCTGTAAACTTTTTTGTGTACCTTAGGTGCGTTGTCGTCAGTCATAAAAGACGCAAGGTCAGCCTCTGAGTACAACTGAATTCCAGAGCGGCAAAGAATGACGTGTTTCTGTGTGATATAAGGGTCAGCACCACTGTCGTTTTGACTAACTAACATACAATTATCCTAAAGCACTCTTAAAAAATTGTCAAGGTCTAGCTTTTTACACCTTGATAGTTCTGTTGCTTTGCTTGCTTCTCATCTCTCTTAGAGCTTCCACGAGTTGTTTCATGAGCTTTCTGTTCAAGTTTAGAATAGCTCTTTTCGCTATCTGGTCGTCTAGCCAGTTCCCCATAACCCTCTGCAGTATGAGCCGACGCTTTGCCAGAGTTACTAGAACTGCTAGTAGCTCCTGTAGCAACTTTACTAGCAGCTACATTCTGTTTCTGAGCCTCAATAGCTGCCTTTTGTTGTTCCATTTCCATAGCAAATCTAGCTTCTTCCATCTCATCAGAGCGTTTCTGAATTTCTTGCAACTTCTCCAGAGTTTCATGAGAAACAGCCATATCGGTAGACACATTCTTACTTGCCATTTCTACAGCAATATCAATAGGAATTTTTGAAGCTACCAAGTTAAATACATTCTCTGAGTAGAACTTTCCAATCTGTGCTTTATCAAGAGCATTAGCAATGACTGGCTCATCAAAATGTATCTTAGTATAAGGCAGAGCTTCCAAAACAGCCTTATCAGTGCCGAGAGCGTCAATAACCAACAGCTTAGCTACCTGCTGGAACTGCGGCTCAACACCCTTATGAAGCATTTTGATAGACTCCCATTGCTTGTTCATATTTCCCTCTGTATCATCGCCAGAAGAGAAATTTCCCTTGTCAGAAGAGAACATTAAAGGCTCTGGAATCTTTGCATCAGATGAGAAATCTTGTCTTATCAAGCGCAAAAGTTCTGGTACATGGTCAAAACGTCTGTCAATACTCTGAATATTTCCAAGAACGTCCATAGAAATAGGGTTATTTGCGCTCACTTCTCGCAAACGTATAGTGTCAGCTTGCGTTAAAGCGTCAAGAACGTTAGTTCCCTCAGTAGCTAGAACGCCGTCAACATTTACAGAACGCACAAGGATTGACATCTGCTGTATCATTAAAGGAATTGACTGCATAGCTACCTTATAATTCATTCCAGACTGTAAGTAGCCACAAAAATCGCTAATTCCCCAACCTTGATTTAGTACAGCTCCCCAATAACCAGCCTGTTCTGACGTTACAACTCTAGCAACTCTGTTTGCATTGACATCAGAACCTAAGAAAGCTACTGTGTAATGACTTGGTGAGTAAAAATCTCGTTGCGTAGGGTTATAAGGAGGGATAATAAAACAGTTCCAACGGTCAAGATGTACAAAGTAGTCAATACAATCCTTGCGGAGAAGCCCTAATTTGAGCAAAGAATTCAAATCTAGTGAAACTGTTAAAGGTGTATCGCCTTTAAGCATAGGAAAAACAATACTGCCGCCATAAACAAGGCTATCTCGGACAGAATCAGAAATAACATTACGCAAATTACGCATTTCCATGCGCTCATTTACTATATCAATCTGTTCAACAGACAATTTTGGATTAGTTATTCTGCAACCATTAAGCAAAATAGACTTAGATTTCTTGTTAATTACTGTTTCAAAGATACCTTTTTGTGAATAGAGAGCATTTGCTTCTCTCGGAGATATAAAAATGTTCGGAAAAGCAACATTTTTAGTGGAAAAGTCCGAGTAATTACCCAAATTAAAGGCAGGATTCAATATTCCGCCGTCTAAGTTCTTTGAAACAGCTATACTTCTCTGTATATCAGCAGCGGTAAAACTCTCTCCAGAGCTTAGTTGTCGCTGAAAACCGTCAAACATTCTAACAGCTCTAGCATTACAACTGGCTACAGTATCAAGTTGTCTTATTCCAAGCTCAGAACAGTATTGGAGTAAGCTATCCTTATTCTCACCTGCTATATAATCTTGCAATTCTGTAAGAGCTGACATAGAAGCTCCACGAAAATGTTGACTATCTCGCACAGCTACAGTACCATTCTGTAGTTTTTTAATACTCATTCCAGACTTATTCAGTAATCTTCTAACTTCTTTATAGTCTAGCATTTCACATTACCCTCGAAAGTAGAATAACGGCAACGACTCTCGTATTTAGAAAGAAAGTCTTTGATAGTCTTTTCACTACCTCCATTGTATTTAATAGCAAAAAGACACCAAAAACAGTCCGTGAGTAAGTGAGAACTGCGAAGAATAAGGCAGAAACGATTTACACTACAAAAAAGTGTTAAATCAGAGATAAACTGCAAGTCAGTTGTACTCACAAAGAGTGTTTGTTGCTTCATAACAAAAGTATAACATAGTGAGTAACTGTTGTAAAGGTCAAATAAATCGAACTACTGGCTCGCCTTTGTACTCTTTATCCCAAATAAACCAAGCCATACAAAGTGTGGTAGACCATTTCTTACCATTTTCGTCTAGTGGTTTGCCATCTCGCCACGTTTCTTGTCGCTCAGAATGAATGTAAACATACCTTAAAGGACTATTTTTTAGAAGCTCTGCTCTTGCTTTTGTTTCAAGAAGCTGTATCTTTGCAAAGAAAATCAAAAATCTATTCGTTTGTTCTAGTCCGTGCTTTATAAACTCGTTCATAAGAGAAAAAGGCGGATTTGTGATGATTACATCAGCTTTCCTGTAGGTATGTAAGAAGTCGAGAACAATGCCGCAACCACGATTTACTAAATCACTTGCAAGGTAGTCAGCAGAAACATTTTTAGAGTTAAGGCATCTCTTCAAGGTTTCTATAATATTCCCATTGCCACAAGCACATTCCCATACAGCAGCTCCGTTGAAAATCTCTGTAATTAGAGTGTCTTTCTCAAGTGCAAGAAGAAATTTCTTTACTGTTTCTGGATTTGTTGCATAGAAATCATTTTCTACTCTAGGTTTACTAGGATTTCCGCCAGCTAGTTTCCCACCATCTATCTTCATTCTTTACTCCCTGCTGGTACTAGGTTTCCTGTAGTAGCACAATAAGACCTGTGGCATGAAGCACAGTAGTATGTAACAACATCATAGTAAACTGCTTCATTGCAATAAGAACAGACAAGAACATCTTTGAATAAATCTAATTTCTTAGTATCTTCAGTGCTAATCATTTTTGCACTCCTTATGCTATATATGCAAACGTAGCGTATGCCAGAAACGTCTGCAATGCATTGTGTGCCCACTCTGCCACAGCAGAATCTACAGTATCTTTATTATTTTGAGTAACAACTATATAACGTACACAGTTAGGTGCAGAAGTACCACTTGCAGTAACACTGAAATGTTTGTTACGAGCAGCGGATGCCACCGCTCGTAAAACGTAAGCAAACGGAAGACTACCAGAGAGCATGCTTTGCAAGCTGCAAGTACCAAAAATCGCTTTAAGTTGCGTGATAGAAAAAGAAGCACGTTTTACTGCGCTCGCAGCATCGTAATAACTTATGACAAACGTAACTGGAAACTTTTTCAAAGTAGAGATTAACCGATTCATAGCTGCTGTATTAGTATTCTTTATGCTGTTTAAATGGCTCGTTGTAATGCTGTTTGCAACTACTTGCTTGGTAAGAGCAGTATCTGCATCTGCAAGAGCTTTCTTCTGATTATCTCTGTCAGCTGTCATTGTCTGCAGCTCTTTTACTTTGTTGTTGTATTCAGTAGTCTTATCAGCAAGAGCTCTCTTCTGACTATCCCTGTCAGCTGTCATCGTCTGCAGCTCTTTTACTTTGTTGTTGTATGCGGTTACTTGATTGTTGTAAGCAGTAGTCTTATCAGCAAGAGCTCTCTTCTGACTATCCCTGTCAGCTGTCATCGTCTGCAGCTCTTTTACTTTGTTGTTGTATGCGGTTACTTGATTGTTGTAAGCAGTAGTCTTATCAGCAAGAGCTCTCTTCTGACTATCCCTGTCAGCTGTCATCGTCTGCAGCTCTTTTACTTTGTTGTTGTATGCGGTTACTTGATTGTTGTATTCAGTAGTCTTATCAGCAAGAGCTCTCTTCTGACTATCCCTGTCAGCTGTCATCGTCTGCAGCTCTTTTACTTTGTTGTTGTATGCGGTTACTTGATTGTTGTATTCAGTAGTCTTATCAGCAAGAGCTCTCTTCTGACTATCCCTGTCAGCTGTCATCGTCTGCAGCTCTTTTACTTTGTTGTTGTATTCAGTAGGACTGTTAGTAGCACGTAAGTGTAACTTACGTTTAAGTCTTAGCATTTTAGCACCTCTAAATCTCTTCATATTTTGGAATTTCGCACCAAGCAATAATATGTATATCTTCCGTAATCTTATAAGGCTCTACCGCAGAGAAACACCTCGTACCACCAGCTTTCCAATAGATAAGAACAGCGTCTTCTCCTTTTGGTAAATCGCCGTCAGCAACCTTATGCCACCTTGTCTTGTACCGTTCAGCACCCTGTTGGTATGCAACAGCTGCAATGTCAGCTTCTGCCATATCTTTACCTGCTTCAAACCCAGCAAGAAAAGCCTGTTTCAAAGCTCCTCTTGGTGCTTTGGGAAATTCTTTACAAGAGGGTGAGTGTTCATCGATGTAGTCTTCTGCTAGTTCTTCTTTTGTCATTCCGATACCCTGCACTTACTATTATACAGCAAGTAAAAAGAAAAAGCAATGCACATTCTTGCAAAATGCACATTGCTTTTTACCCTTGTAGAGTATCAAAATGACAAACTGGTTTGTAGTAAGCCACTTTCCGAAGACCTGTATAAGCATTATAAACCAAACACCTAGCAAAGTCAATAGACAGCAGGTACTAAAGCAAAGCAGACGAATACTATACAAGTTACCATGAAAATAGACAAAGCTATTGCACAGTACATTTCAATAATACAGAGGAGGTAGAGAAGTAGAAAAAGGTAGACTTCCATTACTCAGCCTCCTCTTTCATATTGTCTGGTGTTTCCAAAACAGCGTTTCTTAACTGCTCTGGTTTCATAAGCAAAGTTGGAACCTCAAGCTCAGTTGCTTTAGCTCCTTGTGCAGCTCTCTTTGAATAGAGCATACCGAGCGTGTACTTGTACACATCTCTTAAATCTCGATGCCAGCACAAAAGATAATGAACAACATAACCCAAACAATCTGACCAGTGGTCTGGCGCGCCTACACCAGCTTTCATAGGCGCACCAGTTTTAGCGTCTTTTTGATGCGTCATAAAGGCAGACTTCATTTTCTCAGCTATAGGACAAAGCAAGATGCGCTCAGCTGTAAGAAGTCTGTTAATTGCAAATACACGGTCTTGTACTAGAGGGTTTGACTTTCTATAAGCAATCGTAATTCTATGTTGCCTAAGCTCTTTCTTAAACTCTGTGTAGTGGTCTTTGTATGTAGCGTCTGGAATCCATACAATCTTCTGTGTAGGGAAATCGTATCTGAAAATCTCTGGCGCACGTCTAATATCGGGTATCTCGTAGTCTTTAATAATAACAATAGTTCCCTTAAAGACTACACAGGCAACTGCAGCGTTACCAAAAGAGTTGAAGTCTTGCCCAATGTACACTGTTTCAAAATCATCAAGGCAATCAAAAATATCGTCGTGTAAATCGTTCTTAGCAGGGTCGTAGTCTGGAAATACAAGTCCGCTGTCTACAGATACAAACTTACCCTCAAGATAGCACTCTTGAGCCTTGCCTTTATACAAAGAGTACATACTCTCTATATACGTCTGGTCATTGTATGTGTTATCTCTTGTTCTCGCATGCATTAGAACAAAGCCAATACCATTGTTCTTAAAATGCAAGTATGTTTGATATAGCCCTTTAAGACCCTGTGAAGTAGAAGTCATCATAAGAAAAGGCGCACGGAAACCATCAATTTTTTGACGTACACGTTCATTGCAAGCCTTAATAGCTTCCATAGCAGTAGCTGTGTCAAGCTCATCTACCTCGTCCATAATGCAGCAACATACAGAATAACCGTAGATAGTTTGTGGCTGTTCCAAAGCTACCAGAATGAGCTGCACATTACCTATTGTTATAATGTTCTTTGCTCTATCAAAAGAGTAATCAGAGCCGCAAGACTGCAGCATTACTTCAAAATCGTTAGTCCAAGTTTTCGCAAGAAATGTAATGTTCTTAGAGCCGATAAGTATCTTAGGGTTAGCACCACCCTGCTCTTTCTTGCCTAAAAGCATTTTGACGTACACAAGGACAGCGTAAACAAGCCCTCTAGTCTTTCCAGAACCATAGCCAGCAATCAAGAGGAAAAAACGAGTATCTGGAAAAACAAAAGGAGATTGTAATAGTCTAGCTTGATGCGGTAGCAGTTTAATTACGTTCATTCTTTTCTTTCTCCTTTAGCTTTTTCTGCACTTCTGCTTTCATTCTAGCTTCAAAGCTATCGTTATCGTCAGAAGCACCAAAAGAAGCTCCTAGAGTAGCAGTAGAAGAACCCTCTACAATCTCTACAGTTCCAGAGTTCTCAAAATCCTCTTTAGTCATTGCTGTGTATGTTATATTCAAAGCGTTGCTGTCGTCTTTATTCACATTTAAGTCTTCCAGAAGCAGCTTGTTTTTCATTTCCAAAGCCTTGAGGATAGTTGAAGATGTATCTCCAGACTTTTCGCCAAAATACTGTCCAGCCAAGACAGTATCAAGCAAGTCTAGTTGTTCTACAAATAGACTTGCTTTTGCCGCCTTAGTTTCAGCTAAATACACAGGGTCTTGTTGTAGACGCAGACGTGTCGGCTTGTCTATCTTACAAATGTCGAAAACAAGAGAATCCTTATAGAGCTTACGGTATTCGTTGATACACTTAGTCCGCACGTCTTCGTATGTCATACTAACAGTATACTGTAAATAAAATTAAAAGTAAAATACAAAATGTTACAAAACGGCGTGCCACGAATAATGAGATACTCACATAGTTGCCAGCGACTACCATTCTAAAAATCTCCGCTGTGTGTAAAAAAGAGTTCCCCCCGTTCCCCACATCGCTAGTGTAAAAAATCACACAGACAAATTTAAGATTACATTAAGCTCACTTTAAGCCAATTTTAAGATAAATATTTAAGCCAGTTTTAAGCTGTCTTTAAGGCAATTTTAAGACCAGTACTGCGCTCAAATACCTGCAATTTTAAGACAATTTTAATCCGTCAATACCTGAAAAATAACAAATATTTTTACACGTCAATTTTATAATATCCTGTTTTTTCTCACTATTAAAAATAACAAGATTTTACGGTAAATTGAAAAATATGTCATAGAAAACATATTTTTTAGTATGACTAAAGAAAACTTTAGCCATACTGTAATAACAAGTCTTTCATTAGAAATTTCTATTTTTTTGCTAATAAGGGAACAAAATTTTATAAATCAAAAAAAGTTGATAATCACATTGTGCAAAAAATCTCAAAAAATTGTGTTGACACGGCAAAAGGCAAGTAGTAGCGCACTTTCTCGGACTTCTACATTTTTGTAAATAACATTTCTTTCTTTAGTTTTTTGCATTATTTTATATATAAGATAATTTTTTCATTTTTTTTTTTTTTAATTAAAACAATATGTTATTATATTTTTTTTGATTTTTCGCTCTAGACCTGCTCCTGTGGCTCTTCTACAGCTTTTTTCGCTCTTTTAAATTTTGTTATTTTTTAGCTCTTTTTTCTGAGCTGTTTTTGTGTTTTGAAAATTGCTTAATATGCAAAAAAGTATAAAAAACTACTATATAAGTTATTTATAATATTTTGCCGTGATTTTTACACGGCAAAAATTTTTTTATTATTTTTTGTTATCACTGTTGACTAAATAGTATAATAGCTGTATACTATAATTGTAATTGAGCAATAAAAACTCACTCAATATTTTTCGTACTCTTTTTGGAGGTCTGATTATGAAATCAATCAATTTTGATTATGTCAATCGTGTAATGTCAATTCAATTCGTTGATTACACAATGTTTTTAACTGTCGAAGACTCACATGTGATTGAAAAGTCAATTGCTAGCGATAGGGTAATATCACAAGCAAGACATAGCTGCTGTTATGCTGCGATCGCAGGTACTTCACTAGATACCGACGATAGAAAAGACCGTCTAATCAAAAAAGCGGTTATCGCTTTCGACGATTTTTTTAGTCTTCACTACTAACCTTTTCAAATATCGGCATAATGCCGATATTTTTGCTGTCTGTCAAGCACTCTAATTATCATTTTTTCGACGATACTTGATTTATAAAATTTTTGTTATAGCTATTGACTAATCTAGTTAGTAGCTATATAATAAAAGTATAAATTGAGCTAGTAAAACTCAATTAGATTTTTTGTACTCTTAGGAGGTTTATATGTACTATGTGGTCGACCTTATCGGGTGTATTCATTCTTTTGGGTGCGGTGATAGGCACGCTAAAAGGCTTGCGGAGGCAGGCTTTTACACCACTAAAAGCTATTTCGACGCGGTTGTATACGCAAAAAGTATTTTATTGCGCGGTAGCAATGCAAAAACTCACAAAAGCTATTTTGTAAATAATTTATAATGTTTTTATCGTGTGCTTTATCTTACGGATAAAGCACATAAATAAAAGCACTATGCTTTTTATCTTTTTGTACTCTTCAGGAGGTTTATTTATGAAATATGGTTTAGGCTATCGTGTAAAGGTAGCAAAAAAGTGGTATGACTACATTCCTGACTTGTTAGGCAATACCGCAATAATATGCGACGTTGTAACAAAAGAGTCTAGACTTGTGAAGACCACAGGTCAAGCTCTCACCTTGAGCGAAAAAGACGCTAAAATGCTTGTAAAGACAGCATTTTTTTAATCGGGAGGTCTTCTATGCACACTGTTAATATTGACAGTGTGCAGCAAAACAGGCTTTTAATGGGTAGTATTTACCTAAATAATACCGATTAAAATTCTGTTATAGCTGTTGACTAAATTAGTTAATAGCTGTATAATAGAATTATAAATTGAGTTGAGAAAACTCAATCAATATTTTTCGTACTCTTCAGGAGGTTATGTTATGCACAAAATTGATACTAATTTTGGCAATGCTTTTGCTTGTGGTTATCGTTTTCACGCCGCAAATTGTCAGGTCGACGCTTTTTGCAAGGATAGCGGATTGATTTTTGGCAAGCTGCATAGCTCTATAATAGCATACAGCTACGATAGACTAAACGCCGAAAATGTCGAATTCAACGATAAAATCATTGCGAAAGCTCTTGAATTTGCAAGGGGTAATATTGCAACGGTAGAGCAGTCAACTCAACGCATTGACCGTGTTATCGTGTTATCTTTGCAGGGATACAATACAGTAACTACACGCGCAAGACTCAACGGTATTTGTCAAGCGTTGAATTGTACATTCTCTTTCTGTTCTCGTGATTACAACGGTTATATTTTGCACGACGGTAAACTATACGACTCTATCACGATTAGAGTCGCAGGTCTTCTAATCGTTGCGACTACATACCTTGTACATTTGTTAACAATATAAATCTTTTATTCACACTGTCAATATTGACAGTGTGAATAAATACAATTCTAGGAGGTTATCGTATGAAACAAGTTGAGTTTATCGCTTTACGATAAGGAGGCTTTTAATGAAATGTTCTTTAGTAGAAGATGTAAAGAGATTTTACTACTTATTTGATGGCGTGTTCAGTAGAAGGTATTCTAAGACCATACTTGCTATTTTTGCACCTTATCAAGTAGAAATTGATATTTTGTATTATGATACTTTGGTAGCAAATATTGACAAGTACCAAAAAGTCCATATTTACTACAAGCGACTAAATCGCTTTAGTGTCGGTATTATTAACAGTTTATGCGCGGGTCTTGCACTTCCTTATCGTTTTATTTTGCGAAAGGGTCAAGTTCTTTACGATGTACCTGTTCCTGTAAGCTGCTTGCATAGCGAGTTTACTGCTGCATTGTACGATTGTTAATTTTTATTTTGTCAATTTGAATAGATAGTATTTTTATCGTGTACTCTATCAAATAAATAGAGTACATAAATAAAAATATTACAGCTTTTATGGACTGTAAATATTTTACAAAATTCTGTTATAGCTATTGACTGTTTAGATAGTCGGTAGTATAATAGAGATGTAAAGAGTAAAGCAAGAACGTTTTACTACTCAATTCATTTTCGACCTATTAGGAGGGTTTTTATGGCTATTCAGGTTTCTGATTGTGTTTCTTGGCGTTTTTTGTCTAACAAGGTCTTTACTTCTTTCGCAATGGCGAACGACCTTACACAACTTTTTTATGATGTTGCATGCGAAATAGACTCACATGCTTATGAAACAATACACGATGATGAAAGTGATGAGTTTTTAGACCTCTATCAGTGTTTTTTAGCAACAAGCGACTTCACGCTCCAGGAGCTACAGAGAAAATTTCCTACCCTGCCTGTAGTCGCTATCAATCGTCATAATTTAGCAGAGTTTGACCTGCTTGATGTATTGCCTTTTGACGAGGATGCGCTTCCAATTCTACAGGCATTGCAAAATGGCGATGATGTTTTTCTTATCGGAGTCACCCATTGGGGTACAAGCTGGGATTATGTGACTCTTGAGTGTACGGATAAAGAGTTAGTTGATGAGTATTGCAAGTCAACTAATACGCAGCCTATCTACTAATCGTAAATATAACGCCGTTGACTTTCTCGGCGGCGTTATGACAGATATATTTTTGTACTTTTTGGAGGTTTATTTATGTTTGCGCTATGTTCTGGATATGCAGATGTTTTTAATTGGAATTATGAGCAGGGAGAGGGTGACTCTGTCAACTTCTTTCAAATAATGTGTTTATCCGTATTTGATACACAGGAAAAGTTACTTGCAAAAATTAGCGAAATTGCAGGCTTTACTGTAAAAGCTAGCGATGTATCTATCACGGCTTCCGATGTCATAGTGAATTTGACGGTATCTGGCTTGTATACTGTCAACGCTTTTGACGATTATGTGTATTGTGATAGTCCTAAAAAGACAGATAAATTATTTGAAATTATTCACACTTTTTCTGTCAAGTGT